TCGATCTTGAGCCGGGTAGTTTAGCTACCCGGCTATTTTTCATTTACTTCTATTCTTCTTATGCAAACTATTGACAATAAAGCGTTGTTGTTCAACACGCGCAAAGCCGCACAGATCACGGCGCTCATACCCAAGAGCAAGGTCATTGCCTCCAACGGCGATATCGACCGAGTGCTGGTTAACTGGTCGTTTGATGAGGTGCAGCTCCTACGCAACCTAGGCATCAAGGACGTACCCAGCCCCATCCTAGGGCAGTACAGTTGGCCGGGCATGTTCACCCCGTTCGATCACCAGCGCACCACTGCCGACTTCCTCACCCTCCACCCCCGCTGTTACGTATTCAATGAGGCAGGCACCGGCAAGACAGGCGCAGCAGCATGGGCTGCCGACTACCTCATGAAGCAGGGCAAGGTCAAGCGGGTGCTGGTGGTGTGCCCCGTGTCCATCATGGAGACAGCGTGGCGATCGGACTTGTTCAAGACGGTTATGCACCGCACAGTGGCCATCGCGCAAGGGTCACGCACACAGCGCCAAGCGATCATCGCCAAGGACTATGAGTTCATCATCATCAACTTCGACGGCGTGAAGGTCGTTAGCAAAGAACTCATGGAAGGCGGGTTCGATCTCATCATCGTGGACGAAGCCAATGCCGTGAAGAACGTGGCCACCGACCGATGGAAGTACCTCGCTGCAATGCTCAAGCCCAACACCCGCTTGTGGCTCATGACGGGCACACCTGCATCGCAGTCCCCTGTGGACGCGTACGGCTTGGCCAAGATGGTGAACCCTGACTCGGTGCCTAAGTTCTTTGGAGCGTTCCGCGATAAGGTCATGCTCAAGCTGACGCAATACAAGTGGGTGCCGCGTACCGACTCTCAACAGATCGTGCATAACATCCTGCAGCCAGCAATACGCTTCACCAAGGAGGAGTGCCTTGACTTACCTGACCTGCTGTACTCCTCACGGGATGTACCGCTCACCCCGCAGCAGACCAAGTACTACGAGACATTGCGCAAGCAGATGATGATGGTAGCCGCAGGCGCGGAGGTTACTGCAGTCAACGCAGCCGCCATGCTCAACAAGCTCCTGCAGGTATCCCAAGGCGCGGTCTATACGGACGATGGCAGTGTGGTGGAGTTCGATGTCAGCAACCGCATCTCGGCCCTCATGGAGGTCATCGAGAGTACCGACAACAAGATACTAATTTTCGTACCCTACCGGCACACACTGGACATGCTGCGCGATAGCCTGACCAAGGACGGCTATGCTGTTGAGGCTATCCAAGGCGGCATGCCTCCCAACCAGCGGGCTGAGATCATCAAGCGGTTCCAGACAGAGGACAACCCTCGCATCTTGCTGCTCAGTCCACAGGCCACGGCCCACGGGATTACCCTAACAAAAGCGGACCAAGTTGTGTGGTGGGGGCCTGTATCATCCACCGAGATTTATTTGCAAGCCAACTCCCGTGCCCACCGGGCCGGACAAGTCAACCATGTCACGGTAACGCACCTGCAGGGGAGCCCTGTGGAGCGCCGGATGTACACCATGTTGCAGAGCAACATCGACCTGCACCAAGGTTTAGTCGATTTGTACAAACAAATCCTTGACGACTAGATTAGACAGTGTATAATCTGATACGTGGGCAACCCCCACTCCTTTCTATTCAACGTAAGTCAACTGGAGAAACAACATGGATGCTGAAAAGCTAGTCTCGGTGTACGTCAAGATACGTGACGCCAAGGCAGCCAAGACCAAAGAGATGGAAGATGCCATCAAAGCGCTGGATGACCAGCTCGACTCGATTGAGCAAGAGCTGCTGAGCATCTGCAAAGATACCGGGCAAGAGGGAGGCAAGACCTCCGCAGGCTCATTCACACGGTCTGTTAAGACCCGATACTGGACCAGCGATTGGGACAGTATGTACAAGTTCATCCGAGAGCATGATGTTCCCGACCTTTTGGAGCGCCGGATTGCCCAAGGCAATTTCAAGCAGTTCCTTGAGGAGTTCCCGAACCTCATGCCCGAGGGTGTCAATCTGGAGTCGAAATACTCCATCACCGTTCGTCGTTCTTCTAAATAATCTATAGGTACCCCCATGAGCAATATGACTCTTTTCAAATCCGGCTCCGTAATCCCTGACTACCTGCGTGATGCCTCAGACGCTACAACCAAGGAGATCGCTGGCAGCTCCGGCGGTAAGCAAATCTCCATCAAGGGCGGCGTGTGGCGCATGGTCGTTGGCGGCGAGGAAGTCTCCAAGAACGAAGACCGCGCTATGAACTTCGTCGTGCTGGCTACCAGCAAGGGCGTGTCCCGCACGTACTACGAAGGTAAGTACGAAGAAGGTAAAGACGCTAAGCCTGCGTGCTGGTCTGCCGAAGGCCTTGTGCCCAACCAAGAGGTGCTGAACCCACAAAGCTCTAGCTGCGCTACCTGCAAGCAGAACATCGAAGGTTCGGGTGACGGTAAGTCTCGTGCATGCCGCTACAGCAAGCGAATCGCAGTGGCGTTGGAGAACGACATCGGTGGCAACATCTACCGCCTGCAGGTCCCTGCCAAGTCGTACTTCGGTCGTGCTGACGGCGAGAAGATGCCCCTGCAGGCGTATGGCAAGTTCTTGGGCGGCCATGGTATCCCAATCACTGGCGTTGTCACTGAGGCTCGTTTCGATACGGCTGAGGCTGTCCCTGTCCTGAAATTCCGTGCGGTTCGTCCGTTGGAGCGCAGCGAGTGGGAATTGGCCAAGGCTCAAAGCGAGACCGAGGATGCCAAGCAAGCTGTTGAGTTCAAGATGGTAGCCAGCAAGGATGCCACCAATGCCATCGCTCTGCCTGCAGCGTTCGCATCTGCACCTCAGTTCTCCGAGGCTAGCAAGGCAACGGCTGAGACTGTGGAGCCTATTGAGCCAGTGAAGCGTAGTGCCGCCAAGCCTGCGCCTGCTGCGCCCGCTACGAAGAATGTTGCTGACATCCTCAGCGACTGGTCGGTGGACGAGTAATGGCAAACCGAGGCTACAGTACTGCGTTTGTACGCCGGGTAAAAGCGGCAAAGCGAAATCAACTGCGTGATGTTCAACAGCTAGCACAGGCGTGTCTTGACAGCGAGGTCCCTATTGCGGTGGTGGCTGAGATGTTTGGCGTGACTCGGGCTACGGTGTACAACTGGTTGGTAGCAGAGACTGAGCCTCGGTGGTTGCAATACCGAGCCATACCTGAAGTGCTTGCTGAGCTTAAAAAGCTCAAGTAATTTCACCCGGCGGGGTGGTGGGGAAACCCGCCACCCTTTTCTTTTTAGCTACACCGTGAAGCTATATGACTGATTTTTTATCATCGGTACTGCCCACACAGGGTACGTACTGCACGGTGGGTATGCGCAATGGACTGGTCAAACAGAACTTCCACGCGACGATTGACGATGTTGAGGCCGTAGGTACGGGCCTAGTGAACTCCGGGGTAGATGCTTACTTCGCACTGGCCACGTTCAACGATAGCTCCAGCCGCAAGGCTGAGAACGCTACCTTCCTCCGCTCGTTTTTTCTCGACATGGATTGTGGTACGGGTAAACCCTATATCGACCACGCTGACGCCGCACAGGCTCTACGGAACTTCATATCCACCACCCAACTTCCTGAACCTACCGTCGTCAACTCAGGCGGCGGCCTGCATGTGTACTGGCCTCTCACCGAAGATGTCCCCGTGGACGTGTGGTTAGGCCATGCCAAATCTCTTAAGCGGTTGTGTACACAACACAACCTGCACGCTGACCCAGCGGTGACTGCGGACTGTGTACGCATCCTGCGTACCCCCGGCACCTCGAACTTTAAGCACGGCGGCAACCGCCCCGTTCAGATCATGGCCTCAGGTCAGCCTACGGCACTGGGTACGTTCGCGGCCTTGCTACCTCCGGCACCTGTTGACCTATCTGCTGCCAAGATGTTTGGTACGGATGCTGTGACCTCTGACATTGCAGGTGGGGAATACCCTAAGACTAAGTTCCGGGTCATCGCCATCAAGAGTGGTAAGGACGAGGGCTGCGCCCAGATCAAGCACGCCATAGTGAATGCAGCCACCCTTGAGGAGCCGTTGTGGCGCGCCGCGCTGTCCATTGCCTACCGCTGCGAAGATGGGGCTAAGGCTATCCACGACCTGTCCAAGAACCATCCCGGCTATACCGCTGAGGCTACCGAAGCCAAGGCCGAGGAGACCAAGGGCCCCTACACCTGCGAGTGGTACCGGGATAACAACGGTGAGCTTTGCAAGGGTTGCTCGTTCAAAGGCACGTCACCCATCAGCCTTGGCAAGTACACAGAGGCAGCTGAGGCTGTGGACGGTGCGTACCTGATTGAGAAGCCTGAGGACGAGACCTCACCCGCAGTTGTTATGCGGATTCCCGAGTACCCACTCCCGTACTTTCGTGGTATCGGTGGTGGGGTGTTCAAGCGTGATACCAATGCCAACGGCGATGACGTAGAGGTTGAAATCTACCGGCAAGACCTGTACATAACGGAACGGTTCTTTGACCACGATGAGTTTGGTGGTGGCGATGGTGAGATGGTAGGTATCAACCTGCATCTGCCACGCGATGGGATACGCCGCTTCTTCAGCCCGGTCTCCAACCTATTCGCTACAGACAAACTGCGTGAGCTTCTCATCAGGAACGGGGTTGTCGCCTACGGTAAAACATTGGACTTAATCATGGCCTATTTCGCATCATCCATTCGCAGACTGCAGACCCAAGTGGCTGCCAATAAAACCCGCAACCAGATGGGTTGGATCGCATCTGACATTGAGGGCGAACCGACCGGGGATGGGTTTGTAGTTGGTGAGGTTGAGTACACGTCCAAGGGCCCCAAGCTCGCACCCCCCGCTAGTGCGACGCGTCAAATGGCTGCGTACTTCAAGCCCATGGGCTCGCTCAAAGAGTGGAGTTCAATCGCTAACTTCTACAACCAGCCCGGGCTGGAGCCGCACGCTATCGCTATGTTCTGCGGGTTTGCATCCCCACTGCTGGCACTCATTGGCGGCAACTCGGTCAAGGGTGCGCTGGTGCACCTGAAGCACAACGGCTCAGGCTCTGGCAAGTCAACGGCACAGATGATGGCCAACTCGGTCTTTGGGCACCCCGAGAAGCTGCTGAACAAGCCCGACGATACCCATGCAGCCAAGATACACAAGCTGGGCATGCTGAAGTCCATCGTCAACACCATGGATGAGATCACCAACGAGAAGCCGTTTGAGCTGTCTGCAATGGCGTACGCCTGCACTGGCGGCAAGGGCAAGGATCGCATGGAGTCCCAGTCCAATACGCTGCGCATCAACTACATCATGTGGTGCAACATAACTGTGTCCTCAGGCAATGCTTCGGTGGTAGACAAGCTGCTGCAGCTCAAGTCCACAGCCAACGGAGAGCTGAACCGGATTCTGGAAATGTCAGTGCCCCGCTTCACTGGAGCTACCAAAGAAGAGATCGACGCCGTCTTCAGCAAGCTCGAACACAACTACGGTATGGCAGGCCCGGCATTCATTGACTACGTACTCAGGAACAAAGCTAAGGTCTATGCACTGCTGAAGAAGATACAAGCCCGGATCGACAGCGACTTGAACCTGACCACCGTAGACCGCTTCTACTCGTGCCTTGGTGCCTGCATCATTGGCGGAGCCATGATCTCCCAGAAGCTCGGACTGCACGACATCGACGTGCCCCGCATCTATGCGTACCTGCTGGAAGTGATTGAGTCCAACCGCGCTACCATCCGCACTACCGCTGGCGATGCTGACCAAGTGGCACAAGAGGCGCTGGCTGGCTTCCTGAACGAGAACGTGCGTAACGCACTGGTGGCCAACAGCGTCAGCAAGAGTGGAGCCCCCGAGATGCCTAGCGTTACCCCTGCTGGCCCCCTGCGGTTGCGGTACTACCCCGACATTCAGGAGCTAGTAATCCCTGTAGGCGAGTTCCGTAAGCACTTTGTGGAGAAGCAAGTTGACGTTAAAGACGCACTGACTCGACTGCATGCCGCAGGCTTCATGAAGCACGAAGGCAAGTCACACCCCATACGTATCGGTGCGGGCGCACTGGGCGGCATGGCCGGTATCCTCACACGCTGCTTCGTGTTTGACGCTAAGGCACTAGGCATTGATGCGACGCAGTT